TGAGCCCATGACTCTGAAAGCGTTAGTCCGTGAGCGTATTGAGGCAGGTAAAGAAATGCCAACGGAAATCTTCGGGGTTTTCTCGGAGAATAAGACTACAATAAAAAGGAGCAAATAAACATGAACCAAGTAGCAACAAAAAAAGAAGGAGCGTTAGCAACAAATTTGTTTGAAGCTGATGCAAATCAAGGTGCTCAAAACATATCGCAGGAAGATCTTGCGTTACCTTTCTTAAAAGTTTTGGGACAGCTATCTCCAGAGGTAAACAAAAGAGATGCTAAATATGTCGAGGGCGCAGAACCCGGCAGAATCATAAACACTGTTACCAATGAATTGTTTGATGAGATACAGATTGTACCTTGTCACTACAAAAGACAATACATTGAGTGGCAGGACAGAGGTACCAGCACTGGTGCACCTGTTGCAATTCACGAAGCTGATAGTGATATCATTAGTCAAACCACAAGAGGAAAAGACTACAAAGATAGATTACCAAACGGTAATTATCTTGATAACACTGCGCAACACTTTGTGTTGGCTTTGGGTAAAACACCACAAACAGCATTGCTTTCTATGAAGGGCACACAATTAAAAGTGAGCAGAAAATGGAACTCAATGATGATGGGTATCAAAATGCAGGGTAAGAACGGACTTTTTACTCCGCCTACATACAGCCACATTTACAATCTAAAAACTGTGCAGATGTCAAACGACAAAGGCACATGGTTTGGATGGGATGTAACTAAGGTTGGACCAGTCTCAGATAAAAGTATTTACGACATGGCAAAAAATTTTGCTGTGAGTGTAGGTAAAGGTGAGATTCAGGCGAAGCATGGTAATAACGAGGTAGACTCGAAACAACCATACTAACAATATCCTAGGTAGTGGGCGTGGATGCGAGAGTGGAAGCGCCCACTTTGCATTATGATTGAGAAGTTTAAAAAAATATTTAATGGACTAGAGGAGAGGTTTGGCTATCACGTACTTGATCAAAGTAATGGTGATGGTAAAAAATCAGGCGCATCATTTACTTCTTCATACCCACACACAGATGAAATGTGGAAGTCACATTTAGAAGGCATAAAATTTAATGTTAAAACTAAAAACAAAGTAATACAAGCAGATAGTTTAGGTTTATGTCCAATAAAAAGTGACAGCACTTGCACATGGGGCGCGATAGATTTAGATGAATATAGACCGGATGTTAAAGAATTATTTAAAAAAATAAAAAGTTTAAGTGTCCCTTTCATACCTTTTAAATCAAAAAGCGGCGGTATTCATATCTACATATTTTTAACAGAACCTGTGCCAGCTTTACTGTTGAGAGAAAAATTACACAGTATAAAAAATATATTTGGTGATTGTAAACCTGATAAAATATTTCCTGTACAAAAATATCTTAATTTAGAAAAAGGATCTGCTGGTAGTTGGATTAATTTACCATACTATAATTATAAACAAACAACTCGGTATATGATTAAGGAGGATGGCGCGTTTGCCACTCTTGAGGAGTTTTTTGAACACTACGAAAGAAATAAAGTCACTCCCTCACAATTAAAAAAATTAAAATCAAACATAGACGAAGGAGATTCAGGAGACTGGTTTAAAGATGGACCTCCTTGTATGCAAGCTTTGGCTTCATTTGGAGTTCCTAAAAGTCAAAGAAACGAAGTTTTACTGGACATGACTAGGTATATAAAACAAAGATACCCGGAAGAATGGAAAGATAAAACATTAGAATATAATAAAAAATTTTTTGAACCTGCTGGTAAAGGTATGAGTTTTAGTGAAGTAAGTAATGTAATTGGATCGAGAGATAAAAAAGATTATGTGTATAGATGCGATCAAGATTGGTTGAAAAGTTTTTGTAATAAAGAAGAATGCATAAAAAGAAAGTTTGGTATTAGTGGATCTCTTAATAGTGAATTAGTTTTAGGACCATTATCTTATGTAACATCAATACCTAAAATGTGGTACCTAGGGTTTAATGGTGAAGAGGTGAGACTTTCATCAAAAGAATTAGTAAAACAAGATTTAGCACGAGAGGCTGCTACAGAACAGACTGGTAAAACTCCACCTAAAATTAAAAACTGGGATATGCAATTGAGGGCTTTACAAGAAAAAGCAACAGAAATAGATGCACCAGAAGAGAGTCTTCCAACGTTTAGATTGAAAACCACATTAGAAACATTTTGTTACAATACTAGAGTTAGTAAAGATAAAAAGAAGTTATTAATAGGAAGACCTTTTGAAGATGACACCTGTATCAGGTTTACGTTTGGAGATTTTTTTAAATATTTAAAATCTGATGATTGGATTATTACAGCAGACCTTACCCATCAAATGTTAAAAAAAATTAATGGTGTTGCTAGAGAAAAATTTCACATTAAAGAGGGTGTAAAAAGATGGGTCTATGTTTTAAATAAAGAAAAATTTGAATCTGAACCTGAAGTTCAACAAGAAGTTTCTGACTATTCCAATAAGGATGAGGGTGCATTTTAATGTTAGATAAATTTTATAGAAAAAGATACAAAATATTAGGTGGTCCAGGTTGTGGAAAGACAACGAAGATATTACAAATACTAAGTAATTATTTAAAAGGTGGTGTAAACCCAGATCAAGTTTTGATGATTGGGTTTGCAAGAGCCACAGTTGAAACTTTAAAAAATAGATGTGTAGATCAAAAACTTTTAAATGAAGAGCAAGCTGAATCAATAACAACAATACATAAATTTTGTTTAGATAGAATAGGAAAACACAATATATTAAACTCAAGTGCAAAAAGTGAATTTAGAAAAAAATTTACAACAGACCCTAGTAATTGGTTTATGTTGGATGACCCTAACTATGACAATAAAGATGAAGAGCCCGCAGTATGGACAGAGAAAGAAGATAAAAAATTAGCTGTTTACTATGATGTGTTAAACAAAGCTCAGCATACTTATGGGTCTATTTATGGTTCCTTTTGCACTAATAAAAAATTTAAAGATGAAAGAGATAAAGTTTTAAATTATTTTAGAGAAAGCCTTAATGATAAATTTAAATTTGTTCACACAGATCAATTACTTTATTTTTACGACGAACTAATTAGATTCAAAGAAGCTAATGGGTTTGTTGATTTTGATGATATGTTGTTAAAAGCATTACAACCAACCATTGATTTTCCTAACTACAAGGTGGTTTTAGTTGATGAGGTTCAAGATCTTTCAAGATTAGAATGGCAAGTCATATCTAAAATAGGAAGGAAGACAGAAGAATTATTTTTAGTTGGTGATGATGACCAGGCCATATATGGATGGAAAGGATCAAATGTATCAATATTTCAAAAGTGGCCTTGTCAAAAACAAAATATAATTAAATTAGAAACGTCTCATAGGTTACCAGGTAAAATATACGATCTAGCCTTAAATATTAGATCAAATATTAAAACTAGATTAGGTAATGAATTTTCATGTAAAAAAAGAATAGACCCAAAAATAAAAGATGAAGGTTCTATAAATGAAATAGTTAATCTTCAAGAATTAGACAGCGTAATAAAATACAACTCCGATGTAATTTTTTGTTCAAGAGCGAAAAAAAATTGTAAAGAGTATGCTTCTTATTTAAAAGAAAAGGGTTTTATTTTTTTAGAAAAATCTCAAACAGTGGATGACAGAGGTAAGCTTAAACCTTCCTTTCCAGAAAAATGCCAGAATATTATAGAAATTTGGACTTCTTTGCAAGAGGGTAATCCAATAAAAGGCATTGACTACAGAAAAATGGTAGAAGAAATAAGACCAGAATTTATTAAAGATAGGAAGAAAACAGCACTGTTTAAAAAAGATACAACCTTTCCGGAGTTGTTGACTGAAGAATTATTTACATACGATGAATTAACAAAAAAATATTTTTTAGATGCATCACTAAATGAGATGTGGCATGAAATATTTTATTTTGACACTACAAGAAAACGTAGTCCAAAAAAACCAAACGCTTTATTTAGAGATAACCTCGATTTTAATGATTATTTGTATCGATGTTGGAAACAAAACAATAATTTAAAAACAAAAATAATTTTAAGTAGTATTCACGGTGTAAAAGGTATGGAGGCTGATAAAGTAGTAATGAATGTTGAATGGGGTTATTCATTAAAAGCATACGAGATGGGAAGTGAACAAGATGAGGATGAAGAGTTAAGAGTTTGCTATGTAGGTATAACTAGATGTAAAAAAGATTTATATCTTTTTCAGTTACCAGGCGAAAGAACTAACCCATTTCCACTATTAAAATTTATATAACAAAAGGAGTAATAAAAATGAGTAAAGTATGGGACAAGCAACACGGAGGGAGTCACTATCAAAAGTATGTCATACAGCCAAGCAAGTTTGTAGTAGAGAATAAGTTGCTATATCCCGAAGGTTGTGCTATTAAATACATAATACGTCATCAAGACAAAAATGGGAAAGAAGATATTTTGAAAGCAATACACTTTTTAGAAATGATAATTGAAAGAGATTATCCCACGGTAGAAAAACCAAAAGAAAATTTACCAAAAGAAAAACCTAATTCATGGGGGATAAAATAATGCAAAAACCTCTTTTTAGCCCACAGTCAGAATGGTTTCCTCCTGATGACTTTCCTGATTTATCTAAATATGACGAGATATCAATTGACTTAGAAACAAAAGATCCAGACTTAAAAACTAAAGGCTCTTCATCAATGCGAGGACAGGGTGATGTTGTGGGTGTTGCTGTAGCTGTAAAAAACTGGGTTGGATATTATCCAATAGCACACGAATCTGGACCAAACTTAGAACGTAAAAAAGTTCTCGGTTGGTTTCAAGATGTTTTAAAAACAAATGCAAATAAAATATTTCACAATGCAATATACGATTTATGTTGGATACATAGATTAGGACTCACGGTCCACGGAAAAATTATTGATACAATGGTAATGACTTCTTTAGTTGATGAAAACAGATTTAGATATGATTTAAACTCCGTATCTAGCGACTACACAGGGTTAGGTAAAAATGAAACCGCACTACAAGATGCTGCGAGAGAGTGGGGTGTGGATGCTAAATCTGAAATGTATAAATTACCTGCAATGTATGTAGGTGAGTATGCAGAAAGAGACGCTGAAATAACTTTAGCATTATGGCAAGAGTTAAAAAAAGAAATTAAATTACAGGAGTTAACTTCTATAGCAGAACTAGAGTGTGATGTTTTACCTTGTATTCTTGATATGAAAATTAAGGGCGTTAGAGTTAGTGAGTCTCAAGTTACTTTATTAGAAACAAAACTTAAAAAAGAATATACAGCTGAAATAGATAGAATACACAAAGACACAGGTATCTATCCTGAAGTTTGGGCAGCAAAAAGCATAGAAAGTGTTTGTAATAAATTAGGTATAAATGATTTTGACAGGACAGAAAAAACACAAAAACCATCTTTTACAAAAAATTATTTAAAGAATCATAAAAATAAAACTTTACGAAGAATCGCAAAAGCAAGAGAGTTGGACAAATTAAGTAATACATTTTTAGAATCTATTAAAAACTTTGTATACAATGGTAGAATACACGCAGATATACACCAACTTAGAGGAGAAATCGGTGGAACTATAACAGGACGTTTATCTTATTCAAACCCTAACCTACAACAATTACCTAATTATACTAATATTGGCATGGGTATTAGATCTATATTTATGCCCGAGGAGGGCCATAGATGGGGTTGTTTTGACTATTCTCAACAAGAACCTAGGTTGGTAGTGCACTATGCTTTAGCTACACTAGGAACTACTGGGGTAGCATCTATTGCAGATGCATATCATGAAGGTGAAGCAGATTTTCATAGCATGGTAGCCGATATAGCCAACATACCTAGAAAACAAGCTAAGACTATTAACCTTGGTTTATTTTACGGTATGGGAAAAGCAAAACTACAAGCACAATTAGGTGTGACTGAAGAAAGAGCAAAAGATTTGTTACAAACATATCACAGCGCAGTTCCTTTTGTTAAGCAACTTATATATCATACCATGGACAGGGCTCAAGAAAGAGGTTGGATTAGAACTGTTCTTGGTAGAAAATGTAGATTTAACATGTGGGAGCCAGCTACGTTTGGTATGCACAAGCCACAGACTTTTGAAGAAGCGTCCTTGGAACACGGATCAAGGAACATAAAAAGAGCCTTTACATACAAAGCTTTGAATAAATTAATACAAGGTAGTGCGGCTGATATGACAAAGAAAGCCATGGTAAATTTAAAAAACGAAGGTTTGTTACCAATGATACAGATACACGATGAGTTAAATATATCATTTGAAAATAATAAACAAGCTGATACAATTAAAGAAATAATGGAACAGGCTGTTTCGTTAAAAATTCCTAACAAAGTCGACTTTGAAGACGGAGAATGTTGGGGTGATATAGTAAACAATAGGGAGGAAGAACCTGATGAGGATTACTTCTAATTATGAATGGCTTACTTAAACGCAAACATACCTGTCGAATATGCACAGATAAGAAGGGAATATTTATATGATCTTAAAAAACATAAAGGCGAAGTGGAAGACTGTATTATCTTTGGTGTCACCAGCATTACAGGAAAAGCGCTCTTGTTCCATGCCATCATGGAGAACGGTGCTATCTTTTATCGCTTACCAATATCGGCTTTTATTCAACGTGGTTTTCAACCGGAAGCTGTTCCACGTAAAAGACTTGATGAACTTCAACTTTGGAATTGTTTTTCTTATTACCCTGCTGTTACTACTTGGGATATTCTAGCATCACAATCAGGTAAATACATAGGCAAAGATAAAAAATGGCACTATGGACGTTATTTATTTACTGTTGATTTTGCGCATCCAGAGAGTAATATAGTAGATACTGATCATTCTGAGATCCCGCACGAACATAAGTGCGCTCACATACTTGCGTTAAACGACGGCAACTATGCAGCACAACCCAACAATAGATTAATTTGGGATATACCTTCTTTCACAGTTAAGGACCAAGTCCCTGACTGGAAAGTACAAACTAACTATTGGAA